GCCTACTTCTTAAAGGGATGGGTGAGAATAAAGCAAGAGTAGCTACTGCTGTTATGTCAGGAGCATTTATCTCTAGTGTCTTAGCGTTGATGAACGAAGAGGTTAAAGTACAAACAGGTCTGATTAAAGAGCGTGACCGTAAGTATGATATTACCAGTGATGCAGGTCTACGTAACTTAGGTATTAATGCCCTTAAGAAAGGAAGTATGGTGGCGAGTCTATCACTAGTTATGGACACTCTTATACCTATGTTTACAGGTCAGAAGCTAGGTAGTACATACCGACCAGGTAATACTATGTTCTCTTTATTAGGTCCTAGTGCAGGACGTATGGAGGATTACTTTAAAACAGTACAAGGGGTTGATTTTAATCCTTTTGATGAAACAAGTAACGCTTGGAAGACTGTCTACGGACGTACAATTATGTTAAATAGTTTCCTTCCTGCCTATAGCTTACCTATTGTAGGTGATGCTCTTAGGTATTGGAATAAGGAAGCTGCAGGTAAACTATAATTAGGAGAATATATGAGTAAAGCAAACATTGAAACACTTAATAACATTCACGATTTGCTTGCTACTCACTATGTTAATAAACTCAAGTCAGGGGAACTAACTCCTGCCGAGCTTACTGCTGTTAATAACTTCCTTAAACAGAATGATATTACCGCAGACATAGTAGAGAGTAAGCCAATGATGAATCTAGTAGAAGAGATGAAGGATACCAGTGCTGAAGAGCTAATGGATGACATCATTCACTTTGGTTAAAAATATATAAAGGAGACTGAATGAGCATCTATGACAGAAGCTTAACCAAGACAGAACTTAAAGCATTAGTTAATGACTTTAGGAGCTATCTTAACTACGTGTGGGAGGGTATTAACCTACCAGCCCCCACCCCTATTCAAACAGACATAGCACAACAACTAATGACAGGTGATAAGCGTTTCCTACTGGAAGCGTTTCGAGGGGTAGGTAAGACCTACATCTGTGGTGCATATGTTACTTGGAGATTATTACGTAACCCAAACGAGAAAGTATTGATTGTATCCCAATCGGGAGCACACTCTGATGCTATTGCTCAGTTTATTAGACGTTTAATCTTTGACCTACCTATATTGGAACACCTACAGCCTACTGGCGATATGAGAAACTCTGTAAAGAGCTTTGATGTTGCTGGTTGTGAAGTAACAGTACAGCCTAGTGTTAAGTCATTAGGTATTACCTCACAGCTACAAGGTAACCGTGCTTCCATTCTAATCTCTGATGACGTAGAAGGAATGCAGAACTCTGCTACAGAACAAATGCGAGCTAAACTACTTGCTACTGTAGCTGAATTTGATGCTATTCTACAGACAACAGATGCTGCCCAAATCATTATGTTAGGTACACCTCAATCAGGTGAGTCTATATATAACAAGATGAGGGACAAAGGTTTTAGAACCGTAGTATATCCTGCTCGGTATCCCGAAGATACTGACGTGTATCAGGGCACATTAGCCCCCTACATTACTACGCCTTTAGAAAAGGGTGAAGTAGAAGAAGGAGATTGTACAGACACTAGATTTACTCACCAGGACTTGGTTGAACGTGAGGCTTCTATTGGTCGTAGTTGGTTTAGACTACAGTACCAATTAGACACGACATTATCAGATGCTGATAAGTATCCTCTGAAGACTAGTGATTTCATTGTACACGACTTAGATGACAACAAAGGTCCGATAAGTATCTCCTACTCTAGTTCTCGTTCTTCCTATATGGATGATGTTCCTAACATTGGGTTTACAGGGGATGCTTTCTATAGAGCAGGGCACGTAGACACTGAGTATGTTCCCTATGAATATGCTATTATGTCTATCGACCCTAGTGGTAGAGGTAAGGATGAGACAGGTTATGCTATTATCAAACAACTACACGGTAAGATATATGTAAGTGAAGTAGGTGGAATGAGAGGTGGTTATACCATTGAGAACCTTACTAAACTAGCAATGGTAGCTAAGAAACACCAGTGTAAGTTAATGGTAGTAGAAAGTAACTTTGGTGATGGTATGTTCTCTGAGCTACTTAAGCCTGTGTTACGTAGTGTTTATCCTGTTTCTATTGAAGAGGTAAGACATAACATCCAGAAGGAGAAGAGGATTATCGATACAATTGAACCTCTACTTAATAGTCATAAACTAGTGATTGATGCTAGTCTGATTAGAAAGGATGTAGGTGAGGCACTAGCAGACCACAAGGACTTACCTAATAGCCTCATACACCAACTAACTCACATTAGTAAGGACAGAGGTAGTCTACAACACGATGACCGTCTGGATGCATTGTCTATGGCTCTAGCATTTATTGTAGAGAGTGTAGGTGTAAGT